AATCTGATTGGCAATCAGGATGCAATTGATATTGAGGAAGGAAGGCGCAGGAAAATGGCGGCTGAAGCGGCTATGGCAGAGCTTGAGTTGCTAAAAGAGCAAGGGAAGGTGGTTGAGATTGAGAAAGTAGCTGATGAAATTGGTGAGCAGCTTTCCAACTTTCGGGCTAAGATGCTTTCAATCCCTTCAAAAGTAGCGGGTCAGGCTTATACAGCTAAAGACATCAAAGAAATCAAAGGCATCTTGGATGATGCCATTTATGAGGCTTTAAATGAAATTGCCGGAATCAGTCAAGACGATTCAACTGGAGTCATTTCGCAAGGCGCTGATGATCCAGATGAAGAAACGTCTGAAGCCTCCGCCGAAACTTACGGTAAGTGAGTGGGCTGACCAATTCAGGAAACTTAGCCCTGAATCTTCTGCTGAACCCGGTACTTGGCAAACATCTCGGGCTGAGTACCAGCGTGGGATCATGGACGCTATCTCTGACCCTGCCATCGAGACTGTGGTTTTGATGATGGGCGCTCAGATGGGCAAATCGGAGTGCTTGAACAATGTCGTTGGATACCATATCGCCCAAGACCCAAGTCCAATCTTGGTTGTCCAGCCAACGCTCGACATGGCTCAAACGTGGTCAAAAGACCGTTTGGCTCCTATGCTTCGTGACACTCCTGCTTTGCAAGGTCTTGTCAAAGACCCTCGGAGTCGGGATTCAGGGAACACTACTTTGCATAAGAGTTTTCCTGGAGGTCACGTTACGGGTTGTGGGGCTAACAGTCCTGCTTCTCTTGCTTCCCGTCCTATTCGTATTGTTTTGTGTGACGAGGTTGACCGATTTCCTGTATCGGCTGGCTCAGAGGGTGACCCCGTAACGCTGGCTCGTAAACGCTCGGCTACCTTCTGGAACCGCAAGATCATCCTTGTTTCTACCCCTACCAACAAGGGGGCTTCAAGGATTGAGCAAGCGTATGAAGAATCAGACAAACGGCTTTATTACGTGCCTTGTCACGATTGTGGTCATGAGCAGACGCTCAAGTGGAGCCAAGTTCAGTTTGATGCTGATCGGCCTGAGAGTGCTGGTTACGCTTGTGAGTCGTGCGGCTCTATTTGGGATGATGCAAGCCGTGCTCGTGCTGTTCGCCGTGGTGAGTGGAGGGCTACTGAGAAGTTCTCCAAGACCGCTGGATTCTGTGTTTCTGGACTGTATTCACCTTGGATTCCTCTGGAGGACGCAGTTCGTGACTTCCTTGCAGCAAGAAAGCAGCCCTCCACCTTGAGGGTGTGGGTGAATACTTATCTTGCTGAGACTTGGGAAGAAGACGGTGAAGGGGTGGATGACTACTCTCTATCGGAGAGAGCAGAGGACTGGGGTGACGTTGTTCCTGCTGATGGTCTTATCCTGACTGCTGGTGTTGACGTACAGGATGACCGACTGGAGGCAGAGATCGTTGCATGGGGCAAAGAGGAAGAATCTTGGTCTATTGCCTACAAAACGATTCATGGCGACCCGTCTGGGCCTATTGTCTGGCGAGAGTTGGATGAATTCCTATATGGAGTCTATGAACATGAGTTTGGCGAGGAGATGGTTGTCAGGGCTACTTGCATTGACTCTGGTGGTCATCACACCCAAGCTGTCTACAAATATGTCTCGACTCGGGAAGCCAAGCGTGTTTTTGCAATCAAGGGTGTAGGTGGAGAGGGAAGGCCGATGGTTGGCAAGCCTTCCAAGAACAACATTGGCAAGATCAAGTTGTTCCCTGTTGGCGTTGACACGGTGAAGGCTGAGTTGTTCTCAAGGTTCAAGATCACAGAGCATGGGCCTGGTTACTGCCACTTCCCTGAAGGCCGTGATGCTGAGTATTACAAGCAACTTACTGCTGAGAAGATCAAGATCAAGTACCACAAAGGTTTTGCTCGGCGTGAGTTTGTTAAGATCAGGACTCGAAACGAGGCGCTTGACGTTCGTGTGTACGCAAAGGCTGCTTTGGCGCTGTTGAATGTTAATTTGAGTGGGTTAGCCATGAAAATGACGCATCGAAAAGAGGCGCAAAAGGTGGTCAAAGAGCAAAAGCCAATACAGCGACCTAAAAATTTGGGTAGCTTTGTGAACAGATGGCGTTAAAATCAGTAAAATTCATGAAACTATGGGGTGGCTATGGCTAACCTTTTCGATGTTACGCAAGCTCCAACGACTGAACCTGAAGTTGTCAGTCCCGGTGACTTTCTTCAATGGAAGCGCACCGATATTGGAGCAGATTACCCGAACAGTGCTTATACGGCTAGTTATGTGGCTCGTATTACTGGCGGCGGCAACACTGAGATTGCCGTAACTGGCACTGCAAGCGGCTCCGACTATCTGTTCACTGTTTCAAGTGCTACATCTGCTGACTTTGTTGTTGGCTTGTATCACTGGCAGCTTGAGATTGTCCGCAACTCTGACAGCAACCGCATCATTGTTGACCGTGGGTATTTCACTTGCGTTGCTGACCTCGATGTCAACGGCGCCGACCCTCGCACTCATGCTGAGATCATGCTTGGCAAGATTGAGTCAATCCTGTCTGGCAAGGCTGACTCTGATGTTTCCAGCTATTCTGTTGCTGGTCGTAGTCTTTCAAAGATGTCATTTAAAGAATTGCTTGATGCTCGGGACTACTACAAGCGTGAGTTCCAAAGAGAAGTCATTGCTGAACGAATCCGCAAGAAGCAAGCCACTGGATCAACAGTTCAAGTGCGGTTTGGGAGTTAATAAATGGGTATCTTAGATATTTTCTCTCGCAAGAAACCGCTGAAGAAGCGAGCTTATGCTGGCGCAAATCAGGGTCGATTGTTCTCTGACTTTGTTGCCTCTTCCCGGTCTGCGGATGAGGAAATCAAAGGCGCTCTCAAAGTCCTTCGTAATCGTTGCCGTGACCTGACTCGCAACAATGCTTACGCTCGGCGCTTTATCACTCTTGCCAAAGCAAACACTGTTGGCGACCGTGGCGTTACCTTGCAAGTCAAGGCTCGTAACGACAACGGCTCAATGGACAATATTGGCAACGACCAGATTGAGATTGCTTGGAAGCGTTGGGGCCGCATGGGTCAATGCTCTGTCGATGGAAAAATCTCATGGGTTGACGCACAGCGACTGTTCATTGAGAACTTGGTTCGTGATGGCGAGGTCTTGGTTCGTTTGGTGAAGTATCCAAACGACTTTGGCTTTGCGCTGGAGTTCATTGAATCTGACCTCTTGGATGAGGAATACAACGTCACCCTGCCAAACGGTAATCGTATCCGTATGGGTGTTGAGTTGGACTCATTTAACCGTCCGATTGCTTACCACTTGTTTACAGCTCACCCCGGCGACAACTCGACCATGTGGATGGGCAAGTCGTATAACCGCATCCCTGCTGACAAGATGATTCACGCATTCTTGCCAGAACGAGCCATGCAGACCCGTGGTGCGCCTTGGATGTCTCCTGTCATTGCTGACCTCAAGATGCTTAACGGCTATCGTGAGGCTGAGTTGGTTGCTGCCCGTGTTGGCGCATCCAAGATGGGTTTCTTCACTTCTCCGACAGGTGATGGCTTTACTCCTGATGACACTGACAATAAAGTGCCAATCATGGAAGCCGAACCAGGTACTTTCCACCAGTTGCCTGACGGTGTTCAGTTCCAGCAGTTTGACCCGACTCACCCGACTACTGCATTTGCTGACTTTGAGAAGGCCATCTTGCGTGGTATCGCTTCGGGTCTTGGCGTGTCTTACACCTCGCTGGCAAACGACCTTGAGGGCGTGAGTTACTCGTCTATCCGTCAAGGAGCATTGGAAGACCGTGACCAGTGGAAGATCATTCAAGACTTCCTGATTCAGCACTTTGTTGAGCCTGTTTACCGTGCTTTCTTGCTGGCAATCATGCAGAACTCAGTGATTAACATCCCTGAAAGCCGCTTTGACAAGTTTGCAGAAGCAACAGTGTTCCGTGCCCGTGGCTTCCAGTGGGTTGACCCTCTCAAGGAAATGAACGCCTCTGTGGTTGGTCTGCAAAACGGTCTTCTGTCTATGCAAGACATTGCTAACCAGCAAGGCCGTGACGTTGAAGAAATCTTTGACCAGATTCAGGCAGAGAAGGAAATGGCAGAGCGTTACGGTTTGTCGATGGCTTTCCAGCCATTTGGTAACAAAGCTCCAATCCCTGCTGATATTGCTTCAGATGAGCAAGGTGTTGCATAATATAGTTAAAGAAAGGTCGGAAAAATGGAAAACACCATTACCGTTACTGAGGAAAGCGTTATCGAGGAAGTGATTTCTGATGAAGTCGTTTCTGAAGTCGTTATTCCTGAAGAAGTTGTTGCAGAACGCCGTGAGGCTCAACGCCTGACACGCTCTGACGCAATGGAAGCTGTGGTTGAGGATGATCGCCGTGTTCGCATGGCTATTTCGTCTGAGACACCTGTGGAGCGTTCTTATGGCTCTGAGGTGCTTGACCATTCTGAACAGTCTATTGACCTGAGTTTCTTGAACTCTGGTCGTGCGCCCCTGCTGTTGGATCACGATCCTGAAAAGCAGATTGGGGTGATTGAATCCGTGTCCCTCGATGGCTCGGCTCGCAAGTTGCGGGCGACAGTGCGTTTCGGTAAGAGCGCATTGGCTTCAGAGGTGTACGGTGATGTTGCCGACAACATCCGTGGCAATGTCTCGATTGGCTACTCCATCAGCAAGATGCAGAAGGACAAAGACGGTCGGACATATCGCGCTGTTGCTTGGCGACCGATGGAGGCAAGTATCGTTTCTATCCCTGCGGATGTCACCGTGGGTGTGGGCCGAAATCTTGATGAAATCATCTCTGAAGCTGTGGTTGAAGAGCCGCAAATTACCGAAACCGTGACTGAGGAAATCCGCGCTGTGGAACCCGAGGTCGCAACTCCAAAGGAAACCAAAATGGAAAACTCTGTGAATGTGGCTGTTGACAGCCGTGCTTATGACGCCCCCGTGCAAGAAGTTGGCATGAGCAAGAATGAAGTTAAACGCTTCAGCCTGATGCGTGCTGTCAATGCCTTGGCAAACCCTACTGACCGTGCCGCGCAACGTGCTGCTGCCTTTGAATTTGAGTGCTCTGAAGCCGCCCAGCGTGCCTTCGGTCAATCGGCTCAAGGTATCTTGGTTCCTGCTGACGTGCTGCGTCAATGGGACAAGCGTGACCTGAACAGCTCTGATGACGCTGGTCTGGTTGGTCAGAACTTCCGTCCTGACGCATTCGTTGATGTCCTGCGTAACGCTTCTAGCGTGATGCAAGCTGGCGCAACCATGCTGACTGGTCTGTCTGGCAACGTGAAGATTCCTAAGAAGTCTTCTGCTTCTGCTGGTGGCTGGTTCGCTGAAGGCTCTGCTGCTGCTGAGAGCGAGATGGGTATCACTTCCATCACTATGGCTCCAAAGACTGTTGGCGCTTTCACTGATGTGACCCGTCAGTTGATGATGCAAGGTTCGCCTGATGTGGAAAGCCTGATCCGCAACGACTTGGCTCAAGCTCTGGCTTTGGCGATTGACCTGGGTGCTTTGGCTGGTACTGGCTCTAACGGTCAGCCTACTGGTATCCGTGCCACTTCTGGCATCAACACCAAGGACTTCGCTGCCACAAACCCAACTTTCGCTGAGATCGTTGGCATGGAGACTGAAGTTGCTACCGACAACGCTCTGTTGGGCAACTTGGCCTACATCATCAACGCTTCTATGGCTGGTGCTCTGAAGACCACTGTCAAAGACAGCGGCTCTGGTCAGTTCGTGCTGCAAGATGGTCAGATCAACGGCTACCGTGCCATTGTGTCGAACCAAGTTGCTGCTGGTGATGCTTACTTCGGTAACTTCTCCGACTTGCTGATCGGTATGTGGGGTGGTTTGGACATCTTGGTTGACCCATACACTGCTTCGACTACTGGCACTGTCCGTATCGTTGCAATGCAATCGGTCGATGTGGCTGTCCGTAACGCCGTGTCGTTCTGCTTGGGTGACGCAGACATCGCCTAATGCTGAAATCCTCTGATTGGGGAGCCTCCGAGAGAAATCTCGGGGGTGTTCCGATGAAAGTTGAATTTGTGCGTAACACCATGACTAGCGCGGGTAATGCTCGTGCTGGTCAGGTTGTTGAGTTGCCAGAGCAGGAAGCCAAGCTCATGATTAAAGCAGGTCGTTGTGCCGCTTATCAAGAGAAGGTTCTGGTTAACACATCAGTTGGCTTAGAAGTTTCTGAGGCTCCGCTTATCAAGCGTGGGCGACCTAAAAAGGTGCAGTAATGGCTGTTGAATCTGCTGCTGATCGTTTGGCAATGCTGGCTGACTTCGGTCAGAGCATTACATACACTGTTCAAGGTGGTTCGCCATCTACGATCACTGGCATTTTTGATGCTCAGTTTATTGAGGTTGACGCTGGCGGCAATGTCGGCGTGGCTTATCAACAGCCTCGTTTGATGGTTCGCACCGATGATGTTGTAAATTGCACCGAGGGCGATAGTTTTGTTGTCTCTGGTGTAACTTATCTTTCCAGAATCGTTCAAGACGATGGAACTGGGATGACAATGATTGTCTTGGAGAAGCAATGAGCCACCTGAGACAGTTAATACGAACTAACATAGTATCTGCGGTTACTGGCCTTGCAACAACTGCAAGCCGAGTATATCCAAGTCGCATCTATCCTTTGGAGCAAGGTAAGTTGCCGGGACTTTGCGTATATACAAGCAATGAGTCTGTTGAATATGCCACAATTTCTCTACCGAGAAGGCAAGAGCGCAGATTGCAGGTAACGATTGAGATTTACGCAAGTGCAACATCAAGCCTTGATAACACGCTTGATACATCTTGCAAAGAAATTGAAGAAGCCTTGTATGCGGATTTGACCCGTGGAGGCTATGCAAAAGACACCAGGGTAGTTTCGTTTGAAACCGAATTTGACGGTGAAGGTGAGAAGCCTGTCGGTGTTGGTCGTTTAACGGTTGAGGTGATCTACTCTAACCGTGAAAATGAAGTTGAAGCTGCTGCTTAATGTGGCAAAATATCACCATCTTAATGGAGGCCAATTATGGCGAATCACTCAGGCTCTGAAGGCACAGTTCACGTTGGCACAACTGCCGTGGCTGAAATTCGTTCGTACTCGATCAGCGAGACTGCGGACACTATCGAGGACACCACAATGGGTGATTCTTCTCGTACTTATAAGGCATCTTTGAAGTCGTTTAGCGGCTCCGTGGATGTTTTCTGGGACGAGACTGACACCACTGGTCAAGGTGCTTTGACTGTTGGCTCTGAAGTCACTATCAAGTTCTACCCAGAAGGTGCTGCTAGTGGCGACACCTACTACTCTGGTTCTGCTATCGTGACTGGCAAGACAATCAACGGTTCCTTCGATGGCATGGTTGAGGCTTCGATCACTGTCCAAGGCACTGGTGCTTTGACTACTAGCACTGCAAGCTAATGAGTATCATTGAACGTGCAAAGGCTCACTTCAAGTCTCTTCATGTAAAGGCAATTGAGGTTGCTGAATGGGGTGATGAGAAGGGGCCAGCAATTATTTACGTTGAGCCATTTACCCTAAAAGACAAAGCAAAGTTGCAAGCTGTCTCAAGGGCAAGTGGCAGTGAAGTTGATGCCTTAGTTGAACTAATTGTCTTGAAGTGTTTGGACAAAGAGGGAAACAAGGTTTTCACAATTGAAGATAAGCACGCACTGCGTAATTCAATTGATGCAACTGTACTTGAGCGCATTTCAACTGAGATCATGCGTGTTGACGCAGGGGCTATTGAAAAAAACTAAGGGAGACTCCTGAACGGCAGTTCATTTTTTATCTTGCTGAGAAGTTGCACAAGACTGCAAGCGAGATAGAGGAAATGTCTGTTGAGGAGTTCTTAGAGTGGCAAGTTTGGTTTAAGTTGCAGAAGGAGCATCAGAAAAATGGCGGCACAAAATCTTGATATTCAAATTGCCGCAACTGATAAGACATCTGCGGCATTTAGATCAGTAAAGTCCAACATTGAAGGTGTTAGCGATAGTGCTAGCGCTCTTGTTGGCAAGATTGGCCTTGTAACTTCAGCACTCGCCGCTGTTGGGGTTGGGGCTACTCTTAGAAATCTTATCAATACGGCTGACAAACTTGATGAATTGTCTGCGCGTACAAAGATTGCGGCATCAACGCTTTCTTCACTTACAAACACAGCTCAATTTGCTGGCGTTAGCCAAGAAGAATTGGCTGGTGCAATCACAAAACTGAACAAAAGCATTGCTGAGTCTGTTAGTGGTGTAAACGACCAGTCAACGGCGTTTCAAAATCTTGGTATTTCCGTTAAGGATTCAGAAGGCAACATTAGACCAACTGTTGACATTCTTGGTGACTTAGCTGACGCATTTTCTGGCGCTGGCGACAATGCGATCAAAACTCAGTATGCAATGGCGCTTTTCGGCAAGTCAGGCGCTAATCTGCTTGAGTTTTTGGAAAAAGGACGAGAGGGAATTCAGGAGTTTGGCGGAACGATAGACAATGAGTTTGCAAAGCAAGCCGCATCTTTCAATGACTCTTTGGACTTGATGGGGCAAAAGACTCAGAGTTTTTTGGCGCAAAAACTTTCCCCAGTTCTTGCTTACATCAATCGTCAATTTGCTGAAGTTGAACGCATTGCAAAAATTGAGTCTGCTGGCGCTGGCCGTGGCTTTGTAAACCCTGTTGCTCCTCCAGTTCAAAATCCTGAACGTAATCTGTTTAAGCCTCTTGTTGTTAAGCAACCAAAGAAGGCTGAGAAAAGTGAGGCCGAAAAAGAACTTGAGAAAATCTCTCAAGCGTATCAGTCAATTTCTGCTGAGATTGAAAAACTGACTTACTCAGAAGACATGATGTTACTGAGTCAGTTTCAGCGGATCACCAATGACGAGAAGGCTATTACTCAATACAAAGAGCTAATTGCCGAACGCAGAAAAATTCTAAACCTTGATGCCGAGCTTGAAGAGGCTGGCAAGGTCGCTGATAAGCAATCTGAAGATGCACTAAAAAAGAAAAATGAACTTCTGGAAGGTGCAAAACGTCTTTATGAGGAAACAAGAACTCCTCTTGAGAATTTCAACATTGAGATGGCTCGTCTTGATGAATTGCTCGCCAAAGGCTACATAAGTTGGGACGTATATTCAAGAGCAACCCTGAATGCGCTTGAAGACCTTGATCTTTTTAAAGAAAAAGGCAAAGACACATTTGAAGAACTCAAAGATGCAATCAATGGATGGGGCAATGAGTTCACCAATGTTTTGACTGAGGCCACAATGACTGGCAAGTTGTCTTTTTCTGATCTTGCCAATAGTGTTATCCGTGACCTTATCAGAATGCAGATTCAGTCTGCCGTGACAACTCCTTTGGTCAACATGGGCAAAGAGTTCCTGGGCATCAATGTTGCTGGCGCTAGAGCTATGGGTGGCCCTGTAACTTCTGGGAAGTCCTATTTGGTTGGTGAGAATGGCCCTGAAATCTTCACGCCAAGCGGGTCTGGTGCTATTACTGCAAACAACCAAATTGCCAGCGGCGGCGTTACAGTTAACCAAGTTATCAATGTGTCAACAGGTGTTCAGCAGACAGTTCGTGCTGAGATCATGACCTTGATGCCTCAGATTGCTGGTGCTGCCAAGGCTGCTGTTGCAGATGCAAAAATGCGTGGTGGCGGTTATGCTGCTGCAATGAGGTAACAAGATGAGTATTTCGTATCCGGTGACTTTCCCTAGCATTGGCATACGGTCAATGACGATTCGTGCAAGATCGGTTGTCGGTGTTGCTCAGTCTCCATTTACCTTGTCTCAACAGGTCTATAAGCATCAAGGACAGGCATGGGAGGCTGAAGTCTCTTTGCCTCCAATGAAGCGAGATGAGGCTGAACAAGTCGCGTCTTTCTTGCTTAAGATGAATGGTCAATATGGTACGTTTTTACTTGGCGATCCGGCTAACACTGCACCTCGCGGTGTTGGGACTGGCACACCTCTTGTTAATGGTGGCTCACAAACTGGAGATTCGCTGATTACTGATGGTTGGACAACAAGCACAACAGGCATCTTGAAGGCGGGTGACTGGATTCAATTGGGTTCAGGGTCTGCAACTCGTCTTCACAAAGTCTTGGATGACGTTAACTCTGACTCCAGTGGTAACGCTACCTTGACAATCTGGCCTAGTCTGCGGTCAAGCCCTGCAAACAATGCTCAGATCACCGTGACCTCTCCAAAGGGTCAGTGGCGCTTGGCATCTAACGAAATCCAATATTCAATTGATGAGGCCAGTGTTTACGGCATCACCTTTGCTTGCGTGGAGGCGTTATGAGCCGTGACATCTCTGCTGGCGTACAAAGTGCCATCTCTGCAACAGAAGTACAGCCAATCATTCTCTTTGAAGGCTCGTTTGCTTCGGGTTCGGTTTATGTCTGGTCTGGCTATGGTGATCTAACCTGGAACTCAAACACCTACTCTGGCGTTGGTACGCTTGGTGCGATTTCTAATGTCTCTGAAGGCTCTGAGATCAGCGCAAGAGGTATAACGGTCAGTATGTCTGGCATCCCTTCGGACTTGATTTCTCTGGTCTTGGGTGATGTCCGTCAGGGTGCTGTTGGCAAAGTTCACATGGGGTTTCTTAACTCTTCTGGCGCCGTGATTGACGATCCAATCTTGATGTTTGAGGGCAAACTTGACGTTCCTTCAATCCAAGAGGGTGCTGATACTTCGACAATTACCTTGTCTTACGAGTCACGCCTGATTGACCTGCAAAGGGCAAGAGAGAGCCGATACACCAATGAGGATCAGCAGAGAGCTTTTGCTGGCGACTTGGGCTGTGAGTTTGTTGCTTCCTTGCAGGAAAAGCAGATCACTTGGGGCAAGGCTAATCCTCAACCAACTTCTAGCGCACCAGTTACAGAGCCTGATCTTTCTGGGGGCTACTGATGCGCCATCAAAACTGGGAATATAGACTTGATGAGTTTTTAAAGTCTGTTGGCCCGTTTGAGTGGGGAACTAACGATTGCTGTATGTTCGCTGTGAATGCTGTGGAGTCCATGACAGGCAAAGATCATGGCAAGCCTTACAGTGGCTACAAAACCGCTTTAGGGGCCGTCAGAAGGCTTGAAAAGTTTGGTGGAGTAGAAGGCATAGCAACAATCGAATTAGGCGATCCAAAGCCTGTTAAACAAGCCAAGCGTGGTGATGTTGTTTCTATCCAGAACGGTGAAAATATCATCCTTGGTATATGTGTTGGCGTTAAAATGGCGGCAGTATCTGAAGAAGGATTGACCCTTTTCAGCATGAGCGTTGCCAGAAACGCATGGAGTGTATAAATGGCAAAAGCCGTAAAAGCAGCGATTGTTGTAGGTTTGGTTGCTACTGGCGTTGGTGCGTTGACAGGCGCTGTTGCTTCTGGGTCTTCTTTTAGTCTTTTTGGCACGACACTTGCCAAAGGCTCTTTGTCTGCATACTTTGCAACTCAGTTCACAACTTCTCTTGTCTTGGGTGCTGTTTCACAAGCAATGAACAAGACTTCATCTGGTGGGGTTAACTCAGGTTCAACCGTTACTAGCCGAGGCTCTTTATCTCCTCATCAAGTCATTTATGGACGCACTCGGGTTGGTGGCAACATTGTCTACATGGAAGGCACTGAGGGTAATAAGTACCTTCACGTTGTCGTAGCAATTGCTGGGCATGAGATTGATGCCATTGAGAAGTATTACCTCAACGATGAAGAAGTCACTATTGATGGCAGTGGCAACGTAACTGCTGGTTCTTACGCCAACAGAGTCAAAATCCAGTCAAAGCTAGGAACTGATGACCAGACAGCGTTTAGCGACCTTGTTTCTGCGTCTGATTCCTTGTGGACATCAAATCACCGTCTGCGTGGTCGTGCTGTTGTCTACATTCGCCTTGAATACGATCAGGATAAGTTCCCAAGCGGGATGCCTAACTTCTCGTTCCAAGTTCGTGGCAAAAAGGTTTATGACCCACGTTCAGCAACAACAGTTTGGTCTGCAAACCCTGCATTGTGTATTGCTGACTACCTAACAAGCACTCGTTATGGTCTTGGATGTGTTTACGCAGACGAAATTGATGAAGCTGCTTTGATTGCGGCTGCAAACGTCTGTGATGAAGACGTAACGCTTGACGCTGGTGGCACTGAGAACAAGTATGAGCTTCACGGCTCTATCTTGACCTCTGGAACACCTGAAGACATCATCAATCAGATGTTGACATCGATGGCTGGCAAGGCTATCTGGACAAGTGGCAAGTGGAGAATCTTGGCTGGTGCTTACTACATCCCAACGCTGACTTTCGATGAAGATGATCTTCGTTCAGGGTTTACGGTTCAGTCATTGGTTAGCCGCAGAGAGAACTTCAACTGTATCAAGGGTGTGTTTGTCTCTGCCCAAGACAAATATATGTCGGTGGACTTCCCTCCATTGATCTCTGATGCGTTTATTTCACTTGATAACGGTGAGGCTGTTTACAAGAACATTGTTCTACCATTCACCACTTCGGTGACGATGGCTCAAAGGCTTTCCAAGATTGAACTGCTCAAGGCTCGTCAGCAGATTACTCTGACACTCCCTCTTAAGTTGCAGGGGTTGAAGGCTAACGTGGGTGATATTGTTTATGTGAACAACACTCGCATGGGCTGGTCTTCCAAGCCTTTTGAAGTTGTAGCAATGTCGATGTCTCTTGACGAGGCTCCAGGCGTGGATGTTGACCTTCGTGAGATAAGCACAGACGTTTTTAGTTGGTCTACTTCTGAAGAACAGGCTTACGATCCTGCGCCAAATACAAACTTGCCTGATGCTTTTCAAGTTGGCCCTGTCACTGACTTGAGTATTACTGCGACCAACGTGTTGTCTCCTGATGGAACAACTCAGTCTGGTTTGTTGGTGACATGGACTGCACCTGTTAATTCGTTCGTCAATCAGTATGAAGTTCAGTACATCCGTGGTGCGTCTAACTTTGACTACGGGACTATCACAGCATCCTCCACAGAGACTGATAACTACGGTCTGATTACTGGAACTGCTGACACATTTGCAGACTATGGCGCTGTCTCTGACCCCACAACTTCTGGCGAGTCAAACTACAACTCAATCTTTGTCACAACTCCTTACTATGTTGTTGTTCCTGCGATTGCTGGTGTTGAGTACGTAGTAAGGGTTCGTGCTGTTAATACGCTTGGTGTCCGATCTTCTTTTGTGACTTCTAACGAGATCACTTATGGAGATCAGACAGCGCCTAATGCTCCATCAAGCATTGTTGCTTTTGGTGATTACAAACAAATTGTTGTTACATGGGTAAATCCTACTGTTGCTGACTTTGATTATGTTGAGGTTTATCGGAACACGACAAACAACTCAGGAACTGCGACCCTTGCTGGTGTATTGCGTGGCTCAAGGTTTGTCGATGCGCCTCTTGGGATTAACGTCACTCGTTATTATTGGTTGAAGTCTGTTGACCGTACTGGCAACAAGTCTGATTTTTCTTCATCTGTATCCGCTACAACAGAGTTCATTGATTCAGATTCTTTCTCTGAAGAAGTGATGAATCTGTTTGCTGAGTCTGGTGCTTATGGCATTGAGCCTGTTGCAACTCTTCCTGCGACTGGTGACTTTGACGGCCAGATCAAGTTCAACACGACAGAAGACAAACTCTACCGCTGGGATGCAACAAACTCAGTATGGACTGATGACATCTTCAGCATTGAGGCTGGAACTGTTGACGTTGCTTCTTTTGCTGCTGGCATTGAGCCAATCAGCATAGTTAACGAGCTTCCTGTTGTGTCTGGTTATACAGGTACAAAACTTGTATTCCTGACAACTGACAACACGATCTATCGTTACACTGGTTCCGCTTGGACTTCTGGTGTTGATACGTCTGATCTTGTTGGCACATTGCCATCGTCTGCTTTTAGTCAGTCTTTGCGGCCTGTTGAGGTTGTAGCTGCTTTGCCTTCCTCTGGAAACTTCCAGGGTCGAACAGTCATGCTGACAACAGACAACAAGCTCTACCGATATACGGGTACTGCTTGGACTGCTGCCGTTCCTTCTACGGACATCTCTGGTCAAGTATCTGATGCTCAAATTGCAGGCTTGTCTGCTGCAAAGGTTACAGGTCAATTAAGTGACACGCAGATTGCTGATGTTGCAACATCAAAGCTCACCGGCACGATTAATGAGACTCAGATCACTGATGGCGCTATCTCTACTGGCAAATTGGCCGCTGGTAGCGTATCAACTGCGAAACTTGCTGCTGGCGCTGTTACTGCTGACACTATTGCTTCAAACGCCATCACAAGTGTAAAAATTGAGGCTGGTGCTGTTGTTTCCGCAAAGATCGCGGCTGGTGCAATTGAGACAGAAAAGCTCGCAGCATCTGCAATTACTGCTGAAAAGATTGCCGCTAATGCGATCACGGCTGATGCGATTGCTGCTGACTCTATAACCTCTGCCAAGATTGCTACTGGTGCTATCACTGCCGCAAAGGTTGAAGCTGGTGCTATCGGTGCTGACCAAATCGCTGCTAACGCCATCACAACAGGCAAAATTGCTGCTGGTGCTGTGTCTGCTGACCAGATCGCTGCCAATGCAATTGTTGCCGGGAAGATTGCTGCTGACGCAATTACTTCAGAGAAAATCCTGGCTGGTGCTATTCAGACCGACAAGATCGCTGCCAACGCAATTACTGGTGGTTTGATTGCGGCTTCTGGTGTGATTACCTCTGACGCTCAGATTGATGATGCTGTTATCACCAATGCCAAGATTGCCAACGGTGCGATCACTACGGCAAAGATTGAAGATGCTGCTATCACGGCTGCAAAGATTCAAAGCCTTTCACTCGTTGGAACAGCAAACTTTGACGTTAAGACTGCAACCTCTGGCGCTCGTATGGAAATGACAAACAGAGCGATTAAAGTCTATGACTCAAGTGGAGTTCTGCGAGTACAAATCGGAGACTTGACAGCATGAGTTATGGATTTTCACTGACTACTGGTAGCGGAGATAAAGTTACTATAAACAGTGATAACGATGCTGTTGGTGTCTTTCTTGACTATTTTTTTGTACCCTACAACACAACAGTTACACGCTCATACAGCAGCTTCTTTGGCTCTGCATTGTTTACGATTGTGCTTCAGCAAGATAGAAAAAAGCTCAATGTTCCAGTAACCACAATCAATAACTCAACAAAAACTGTATCTGTTACTTCAACAACTCAAACATCAAGTGCAAGGCAGTCTGGTATGTATGTAATTGTGTTGGGGAAATAATATGTCCAACGGAATTACCTTATCTAACAGTCAAGGTCAAATCATGTTTTCTACGGAGTACATGGCTTTTCACTTTGTTGGTAGGTTCACTGCTGTTGCTTCTTCTGGTTTTGCTTGTGAGGCAACATTTACTTGCAATGGCACACCTCTAATTTTCATCAATGGCTCATCTGGCTCTCATGCTGTTGGGATACTTGAGTTGCGTGATAACGGTGGTGGAAGTTGGACTGCGTTTGTTGCTGGCAGAACTCTTGCAAACGTAGGGTTGACCAGCATAGAAATTTATGTATTTGCCTTTCCAACTGCTGCGGCAACAGATGGATATGGGATGTGGGCTAAAGATTCGTCTGGCACTACGACTTTTAACTTTTCTCAAAGAGTCCTAAAAATATCAGGCGCACTGAAAACAAGTGCTCAATCTTCTTCTGTTAGCGATACACCACCAAATCAATCTATTACTTTTGGATCAATTCCAACAGACTACATTGTTTGCGCTCCTATGGTTGGAGAAATCATCACTCCGGCAGGTGCTAACAGCCTGTTGCTTGGGGTTGGTCCTTACAGGGTAAATTCCTCCACCGTAGGATTGTTTGCAACTAATTTGTACACACCTTTTGGACCGCCAAGAAGGGCATACAGAATATACGAGCAAGAGTATGTTCTTTTTGCAGACAAATCACTTTATCAATAATGACTACTAATTTACAATCGTGCAAGAGGTAAAAACATGACTACTGCTGTCCAACATCGCCGTGGCACTACTGCCGAACACGCTGCTTTCACTGGTCTTGAGGGTGAACTCACCATCGACACCACAAAAGACACTGCTGTAATCCATGATGGCACTCTAGCGGGTGGTTATCCTCTTGCAAAAGAGAACTTGGCAAACGTCACAACCAGTGGGTTGTCCTCGATTGATGGCGCTTCTACTGCTTCTGATGACAAGTTCTTCATCTACGACCAAAGCGCAACAGCACTCAAGACCATTACCAGGGCTGAGTTAAACAACGCAATAGAGCAAGATGCTCTGGCAAACGTAGCAATCACTGGCGGCACTATCAACGGTACTGCGATTGGTGGTACTACCGCTGCTGCTGGTGCATTCACTACGCTGACAACCTCCTCCACTGTTACGCTCAACGGCGGCACAGCCAACGGCGTCCCCTACCTCAACGGCTCCAAAGTCCTGACCACGGGGAGTGCGCTGGTGTTTGATGGGAGCGCAAGCCTTGTCATTACTGCATCAGGCGGGACTCCGTATTTCGGCCTAAATCGTGGTGGCGGCGAGTACCTAAATGTTGGTCAAGATTCGACCGGAGCTTTTTACAATACGGCAGTAACAAATACGCATCGCTGGTTGCTGTCTGGTGGCGGGACTGAAGCAATGCGCCTGACCAGCACAGGGCTGGGTATTGGGACGAGTTCGCCTACCGACAAACTCCATGTTGTCGGTCTGGCACGAATCAATACAGGTACATACGCTGCTGGATATGGTTTGACATTCCAAGCCAATTCAGAAACCTCTCGCACATATCAAATGGGCATGGTCACTGGTGGCAATTTTGCCATCTACGATTCTTCTGCTGCAACCACTCGCCTTACCCTCGACTCCTCCGGCAACCTCGGCTTGGGGGTTACTCCGAGTGCTTCGTCAACATCGGCGCGAGTGCTCCAGATTCGCAATTCGCTACTGGAAGACAACGTAAACGGCTACGCAATACTTCGTTACAACGATTACTACGATGGCTCAAGCGACAGGTACATTTCTACCGGAGCAGCAAGCGCGTTTCAAATGCAAGGTGGCGCGTTTAAGTTTTACACCGCCCCCTCCGGCACAGCAGGTGACGCTATTAGCTTTACTCAAAGTATGACCTTGGATGCGAGTGGGAATCGACAGATTGGAACAACCAGCGCAGTCAATTCAGCACGGGACACAATC